ATAAATTCTGTCCAATCAAATAACATCGATTAGAAAGTTTACCAAATCTTGTAGCTGCTTTATAGCTTACAGTATCAGGATAATTTACAACAAAAGGAGATTGCTTATTGATTAATCCAACATAAGATAATGCTCTTAATTCTGGAAAATCAATTAACTTTGGTAGAACTACCTTCTTAACAGTACAGCCCCATTCAACATCAGGACATTCACTATCAGCTTTATCAACAGCAACCAATGGAACAACTCCTAAATCTTGAATTAATTGAGGATCTATATCTTTTCCATAATCTGTAACCTCAAATAACCCTGAAGCTCTATATCCATTTATCCAAAAACGAACTTGTTTAATATTCAATCTTTCATCATCAGAATCACCTTGCCCTCCACGAGCAATGTTTCTAATATTAAAGGCATAATGGTCTAATGTAGGCATAATATAAAATTAAAAAAAGGCGGTGGCTTTGGACCACCACCTTTAATGTATAATTCAAGAAGTTGATTACGGTATTAACGCAACCAATGCAGCAGCTTGTGCTGGAGTACCATACCAATAGATTTCTCTAACAGTAGCTCCTGCAGAATCAATAAATGGGATAGCTACTTCGTGTTGGAATGTTATTCTAACAGTAGTGTAGTTAGCCGCAAGTATGTCTGCTTGAGGAACACCTCTATCTAATAAATCAGATGGTTGTCCTTCAGAGATAACAGTTGGAGTTAATACAGATACAATAGTACCAGCAGCACTATCAGTAAACGTGTAAGAAACCAAACCTTGCTTATCATCGTCAAACTGAGTAACAGTCATTACACCAGCTACATTTGAAACTGCAGAATAAGGAGAGTTTAATGGATTGTTTACATCCGCTAAAATCATTGCAGTAAATGCATTAGCAATATCTGTTACAGTAGTTAAACCAGCCTGTACAGTGTGAGTGTAAGACTTTCTAAACAACTGACGAGATGTTAAGTTAGAAGTAATAGTTAATCTTACCAAGTCACCTACAGCGTAAGCACCCCCAAAAGTAACCGTTAAAAAACCAGCAGCACCAACAACTTGTGGGATACTGATTGCACTCTTCAATTCAGAACGAAACGGGTTAAATTGTTCCGTTACGTTGATTTGCGGTGGAGTTCCTGAAGAAGCAGGTAAATTTGCTACTTCATTCACTATTGCGAAATAATTTCTTCCTCCAATCATGATATTTATTTTTTAAAATTTAATTAATTAATTTGATTTGAAGTTCATAGGATTTCTCCTTCTTAATGGTCTATGGAATACAGGCTTTTCAGAACTTGGTACCTCTTCCACTTCTACTACATTTTCTTCTACTTGTCCAGCAGAAGCTTCACTTTTTTCCTCAGCCACTACAGCTTCTACGGGTACAGTGCCTACTTCCTGATTAACTTCTTCAGTTGGTTTAGGAGTAACTGTTTTAACTTGTGATGGTTCTTTTTTAATTTCTGGTTGAGCCTGTGTCGCTACTTTCTCAGCTTTTTGAACTTTCATCATCTTTTTAACAATTTCTTCTTTCTTTAACCCTTTAAAGTCAATTCCAGAACTTAATTCAATCGTAGCCAATTCTTTTACAGTAAAGGCCATTAATTGTTTTTTAGTATAAGTTACTTTTACTTTAGTCATTATTTTTAATTTTCGTTAGCAATTTCATTTTGTTGAAGTTGGTAATTCTGAACTTGTTCAGTATTGGCCATCATCATTCGTACTGCTATGCTAACAATTTCATCATGCGTAAATATAGGCATTATTGAATCAATATTATTAGCAGGATTATTAACATCACGAAATACAGTACGAGGTATTTCAAGATATTTTAAAACATAAGATGAGGGAACAGTATTAGATATTATTAATGCAATATCATTAACACCATCATTCTCTTCCGTATATTGAGGATTATCATCTGCCGCTTTATTAAATGGATCCTTCTGCATTTCAACCTCATCATCAAGTTGAACAGGTTTAATTGCTTCTAAAGAAGTTCCATTACCACAAGGCTTAGGAAACACACCACTCAAACTTAATGTAAACATAAAGTTCTGAATAGTAGTATAGTTAACTGTTGCAGTATTAACCCCAGTAGACTTTCTAACTAAAGGTAAAAGTTCCTTACGAGTACGCTCATCTTTTTCAAAGTTTCTATATCGAGTTTCTGCAAATTCATGATGAGCCTTATTTAGATAATAATCCTTCTCCGTTGAAGTGTACCAAGGAGAATTAGCTTTATCTAAGCCAACATCACAAGCATCTTGCATTTCGATTATGTTCATTTACTTCAGTGTTTTACGCATTGATGGAATTAAATCATCGTTATCTTGAAGCCAATCTACAGCATGTTCAAAAGTCGCACCCATCAGTTGTCCTTGGTAACTATATCTACCATGTTTAACTTCAAACATACCCGACTCTATTCCTTTTCGTATAATAACTTTAAGTTCACGTTGCTCATCATTCCATTCATTAAGAATCATTCCCGGATTAGTTTCTGCTAAATCATAAACACTTCGTTTAATAACTTTATCAGAACTACCTGGTTTAACTTTAATTAAAAGTACTCTTGCAAAATTTATCAATTCAGCACCCTCAAGGTCAGCTATAATTTTCATAGCTATCGCTTCATTATCTTTTAACGCAACATAAGCATCTGCATCAGACTCATGATTAACAATTACCAGTACAGGTCTTGGACCATTAATATAAAGGGGATGAAGTCTTACCTGTTCATAGGTAAGCCTATCATCCGTTTCCTTCATATCTAAATATACTGTTCGAGAAAATTTCTTAACCCTTTCGTTTCCGTATTGGTCAACGAAAGGTCGATATCTTCCTTTGGCATCTGTATAACCACGAACTGTAATAGTACCTGTCCTTTTAGGGTCTTTTAAACGAATTTCGACATTCCCTTCAATGGGTGCCTCACCGCATAATTCCTTAATCCTTGCCTTATTCACAGGCTCCATAACTTTTTCCATAATCTAAAATATAAGTATTATTAATAATTAATTAAGCAAATACTAACTGTCCACAAGAAAGTGGGTTTCTTACAATGATACCTGATTCACAAAGTATCTCACAAGTAAACGCATCTCTTGAGTTTGCAGCTTCCATTGAACCTTGGTTAAAAGGATTTACCATACCGGAGATGTACTTGATAATCATACCTCTATCGATACCAGCGGCACCTTTAACTTTTCTTTCAATATTAGAAACACCATCAGTTGTTCCCATATCTAAGAATACCATTCTGAAAGACTCTTTTGGGAAACCACTAACAGGGTCAATGTTGTTTCCATGTAAATTCGGATCATCGAATAAAGAGTTATGAACTAAAGTTAATCGAGAACCTAATGCATTATAAGATGTGAAGTTCACTCCTATTTCTGTATCAGCCCCAACTTCAGCATCATATACTAAGTTACCAGCAGGGTAAACCAAATCTTTCATTGCTTCATGGAAAGCAACCTTACCAGCAGTACCAGTAAATACCATCCAATGTGCATTTTGGTTTCCTGTATTCAACTGTAATTGAGCTAAGAAATCAGTTAATCTTTTTTCAGTCAACTGACCGTTATAAGTATCAACGTTAGCAGCATCAATTTGACGAAGAACACCATCACCTTTTACGATAGGCTTACCATCAGTTCCAATTACTGTAGACACACCATTAGCATCCATTGTAGAAGTTGAATACCAAGAATCAAGTTCTTTTTGGTAAAGGAACTCTTCTCTCATCAATTTCTCATCAGTAAAGAACCAAACTCTTTGGCCATTGTTTTCAATCCAAGTAACATCAGTCAAGGCAGAACCAGTGATTGATTTAGATTTTCTTGCAATACCAATGTGGTTAATATACCAATCTGGGTAAACATGATTTTCAAATCCTCTATCAGATCCTTCAGGGAATGCAGAACCAACAGTGTTAGCTGTTAAACCAGCAACTACAGCAGCAGCAGTAATTACAGCTAAAGGCTCATTAGTTTGAAGGATAAAAGAGAACGTATAACCACCAACAGAAGGTACAGGCTCGCCCATCACAATCGCTTGTGACTCATCAGCAAATCTAACTACATCATTAGGGTTAAAATAATTTTCTTCAAATTCAACAGTAAATATAGAGTTACCTAAACCTGTTCCAACAAGTACACCAGTACAAGTAGATGGACGATTTAAACGACCTAAGATTGGCCATCTAAAAGCATTCTCACCGATTAATTCTTCTTTCGCAAATCTACTTGTTCCATCAAGGAAATAGTTAAGCGAGTATTGAGGATATTGTCTAATTAATGTTTTAGCAATTTCCGGATACTTTAATAAGTTTGTTACTAAAGCATTTGATTCTTGGGTTTCTTTCCCGTATGTTCCACTATGAAATTTCATTCTTTCTAAGGTTTTTAATTTAAGTTATTATTTTTTATTTTTACTTGCCCCATAAGTAAAAACCTTCGGGTCAAATTCATCTGAACCTTTTGGGTCTTTAAACCTCTGAGATTTAATAACTTCAGGATTCCGAATATCATCCAGTATCGCTGCCTTCCCTTTTTGTAAATTACTGTTTGCTATTGCTTTCATAATTGTGTCTCTATTTCGCCACAACCAAGAAGCCTCAGTCAAACTTTGATCATCTTTAAATACCTCATCCATGAACTTGCCACTTTCGATGTATTTAAAATGTCCTTGTTGAACTTTTCCTAAAGATTCTTCATCCTTAGCCATCTCAAGACCAAACATTGTTTTAGTTCCTTTGATGTGTTCTCCAAGACTCTTAACACTTTCTTCATATTCCTTCTGTTGCTTTGCATCAGCTTCGACAGTCGATTGTGTTATTTTTGCTTGTTCGGTAACTATCGCTTTATTGATAGTATTCCTTATTTTTTGAGCCTCAATATCAAGCATATCGTTATCGATATATTTTGATACTGCTGTCTCTAATTTGTCTCCTGCAAATCCCTCTTTCTCTAAGCTCTTACGAACCAAGTCTTCGTCAGTATTTGCACTTAACGCTTTAAGTTTGTCAATGTTTTCATTGGTAGCACCCGCAGAAAAACCTTGTCTTAACTTATTATTATCTTCTTCGAGCTTAACTAAATGTTCTTTAAACTCATCAATATTTTCAAATTTTAAACCAAGCTCTTTAGCTACGGCTTGGAACCCATTATTATCAGAAACAACTTCTTCTATAACAGGCTTATCATCTTCAGTTGTAGCAACCACCTCAGCCACTTCTTCTTCCTCACTATATTCGGCCCACTTAAAAGAACCATCATCATCATCAGCAACTACCTCTTCAGCAACAACCTCTTCCTTGACTTCTTCTTTAGGAATAGCTGGTTTATCTGAAAAAGCATTTACATCAAATTCTTTTTCTTTTTCACCTTCACCCTCATCCTCTTTCTTATCTATGATTACATCTTCTACAACTGGAGCATCTTCTTTAACTTTATCCTCTATAGGAGCTGTTTCTTTAACAACTTCCTCCGTAATTATTTCATCTTCTTTACCCATGACATTTTCTTTAGTTTATACAAATATATAATTTTTTTATTTATCTTCCATAACTTCTTCTTCTCCCGATTCAGCTAACATCATTTCATCCAATTTAGCATTCCTCCCTTCTTGTTGCATATTTTCCTTATGCTCTAACTCATCTCCTTGCATACCAACCTTTAAATCAAGCTGCATTTGCGTTACTTGAATTTCAGTTTCAGACTTCATTTTCTGAACCTCTATTGGCACTTGTATTTTCTGACCTTCAATTTCATTAGCGGCTTCTTGAACAGCAACGTTTCTTTCTTCCATTGCTTGTTGTTGTTCTTTAATAGCACCCAATCCTTCTGTTAAAATAGACTCAACTTCACTTGACCCCTCAGCATTAATCGCTTTGATAATTGATAATGGATCTATATTCCCTGAAGATGAGAATCTTTCCAACAATGCCATCATTTCTTGTTTACGCTGAACCTCTTTACCGCTGTTCTCAATGAATATACCATATTCCTCTAAAGCAATAGACTTATCAATTTTGAAAGTCTGCATTCCCATATCGCCAAAAACATTAGCCATACGACCTTCTTTAGCCCATGCAGTCTTCATTAACCCAGCCATTGATTGTAATACATCTCCAACTAATCGATAATGAATATCAAATAAAGGAGCAGTAATTAAAGTAGACTGCATTACATTACGTTCTGTAACCCCAACTAAATCCCCACTCTTTTGAACTCCAGCTCTTGATGCACTAATACCGGTAAGTTTATCAGCAGTATCTTCAAGCATCATTTTTAGATTAATCATTTGAGCAACTGATTGACTTAATGTAAAATCAACTTGTTGGAACTGATTAAATCCACTTGTTTGCATTCCCTCTGCTTTATTGTTAATTACAATAAGCCCACTATTCTTAGCATGATATATGACATTTTTCAATGACATATTTTTAGGTTTCTGAGAAACATCATAGATAATAGACTTACCACCTGAACGAGCCATCGCTAATTCAATTTGGTACATTGTAATATTATAAAGTATTTGGATATTCTTTAATGAATCAACTACAGATAAAGTGTTCCCACTAAAATTACCTTTAATAGCTCCATGGAAATCCATTTCGGTATTAGCATAATTTTCTTCGTATCGTATCTGATTAGGCTTAACTCCCCAATTTACTACCATATCATGCCCTATTAAAGTAGCTTGACGTATTTCAGTAATAGGCCTTTCTATAAGTGTTTCGTTCTTTTTTGCTTTGTAGTCGTCTGCGACTTTCTTCAAATAAGGGTTATCTGGGTCGTGTGGATTTGGAGATACCTTGTGCTTTAACATACGAACACTTCTCCATTGAAAATCTAATACTCGTATTTTTAAATCACTATCCTTATTGTAAGAATAAGACTCTAAAGTTAATGGGTCACTTCCATAAGAATTAGTATTTTGTAATTCCTCTAATTTGTCAAGCTTCTCTTCATCAAGGTCATATTCATCCCTTTCGATTATCTCATTTATCGTGTACCAATTTTCAGTACCAGCATATTTAGAATCTTTAAGATTTTCTTTGTCCAGGTCTAAATCATAAATCATTATTCTTGGGTCCAACCTTTCAGCGTAAGGATCCCCATTTTTAATATATGTTTTATAAAATTCTTTTCCAGTAATTGCTAAATCATAGAAACCTCTTTTAAAGGTTTGCTTCATATCCCATCGCTGAATACAGAATGTTAATCCAACGTGTACCATTTCCTCAATAGCATTTCTAAACTTTAACTTTTGGTATCTGGCTACATCTTCAGGAACTTCTTGCCCTACATTCTCATCAGGTATTGGCATACCCAACTGTTGTTCTATTTCTCTACGAATTGGTCTTAATACAACTTCTGCAGCTAATGTAACTTTTTCTTCATTCTTCTTTCTTACTGCATTTCTATTAACTACTTGAACAGTATATTGTAAAGGTTGACTAATTAGTTCACCCGCAAGCAAATCTAACTTCGTCATTATGATTGGAAAATTAACTAATCTCGCAGGGGAGGTCATTCCATACATATCAGTAACATACTCATACTGTTTGTAATCGAACTCTCCATTGGCAATTAAGTAATTCTCGTGGTCTTTTTTTCTTGAATCAACAAAGACTGAGTAGTCTTTGTGATGAAACATAATAGCCCAAATATTGTCTCTGTGCCATTCTTCAGTGTTTTTTTGAGATTCAGGAATATTCTGTAGTGGAAAATCCATAAGTATAATTAATCAGTATCTAAATCAAAATCGTAATCAAAAGTAGGAGAATTAATTGATTTATCAAAAAATGATTTCTCAGTTTTTCCCATTGCAACAATACCCCCCGAATTAGTCCTCTGAAATTCAGGCAGCCCTTCCATTTCCTTTATATCCTTATCTTCCTTTTTATCGTAAATTTTCTTAGTCGCATCCATATCATGAATCAATGCCATTCCAAATGCCATAACCCTATCTGTATTCTTTACACCATATACTGATAATTCATTTAATAGTTTCAAGAAATATATATCTTCCCAATGTTTTTTAACGTACTCATCAACAAGTTCTGTTAATAACTTCTTTTGAAATGACTTCATGTGAATACCCCAACGATTAGTTGCTTGGCTATACGGGCTATCTGCTGAACGTGGTCTTTCTTTTAAATATCTTGTCATTTTATGTTGCTGAAAATACTTCAAGAATCCATCATCATTATATTCCACAAGTATCTGTGAATCATAAAATATAGCCAACTTCAAACAATTTTCGTAAAACTTTTCTTTAGAATAAGGTCGGTCTGTATAGAACGCTACTGGCAATTCGCCAATAGTGTTCTGACCGACAAATCTTCTATAGACACACATAGAGCCAAGTGACCTATCCTTTTGGTCAGACATTTTCTTTTTCATCTCTTCCAAATCGTCATCAATATGATATGGATCTACTGCAGATAAGTGTGCATTCTTAATTCCTTCAAGTGGTTGTTCAACTATTTCCATAGGAAATAATTCCTCATTAATATCTTCACTGATAGAGCCATCATCCATTACAAATTCTGGCATTGTACCAAATACTTCTTTCCCCTCTTTATTCAATGGCCAATCTAATCTACCTTTCTGTACTCTACGAAATACTGGATTAGTATTGATATTAGCTATTTGTTTATTAATCTTTTCTAAATCAAATGGAGTTTTACCCGACTTAAAGAAAGCATGTTCTACTTCTAAAGGGTTTTCCTGTAAGTAAGAGTAATACGATTGTAAATCTCCAGTAGCTTTTCTTTTCTCGGCTTCAGCCTTAATGTATTTTTCAGCTCCAAGCACATCGCTTTTTCCCGAACCCATATCAAAGAAACTACCAAACACCTTTGAAGCCTTAATGAATACTGCCTTTAGATTATATTGTTCTGCATTATAATACATTTCCATATAATCATCAGACTCCACTTCCATAGCATTAGAAGTTCCCCCAATGATTGGAGTACCAAAGAATAAATCTCCCTCTTTAAAGCAATCCTCAGAAGATTGAAATGAACGTTTCAATTTCAGAAACTCTCCCGCTTCCTCAAATACCATATAACTTAATGATGTTCCCCTAAATGCATTAGGCTTTTCCATTACCCTAAAATGAATCATTGACTTCATTCCCTTCTCTAACCAAATACCATCTTCCTTTTCTTTATACCCAGACATTAAAATTTCTTCATTATTATGAAGTATCTTATTTCTTAATTGAGGTGGTAACTCATTGTAGGACAGTAGTAATTTCTTTCTAAAATCTTGAACGTAATCTTCTTTTTGTGCACCTAATCCATTTTCAGAATCAGCATAACAGGTCCACTCATGTAGCAATATATTTGCATTCATAAAGGAGAAACCCTTACGCCTTGCTTTTAAAACAATAATACCTCTCCCACCCTTATCTTCCTTTCCATCACCATACTTCGCATTGTTTACTTCATAAAAGTATTCGTGGTCTTGGTCACGATAGATTGGAGAAATCATTGACTTACGCTTTGCCCCTGATTTTAATCCATGTATTTTCGAGAAGTTTAAATAGAAATAGTAGTTACCGGGAATCCAAGAACCACCTGTTGGTTTATAACCATCTTTAAGTCTGGCTTGTTGTTCTTTCCAAAAGGCAAAATATTCTGTAGTATTTCTTTTAAGATTACTATAATCTTTTAAATGTTTATCAAAGATTAATGGAGAATATTTTTCTGCCTTTATCATTATCCCCTACCATGTAAAAGTTGTTCCTCAAATAAACTAAAGTCTTCTGAGCCTGTTCCTTTTATAGTGGTTTCTGATTGTTGGTCTTTTAAAATTAATGCTTTGATTTTTTCTCTTGACTCAGCTGATACTCCCATTTTCTTTTGAATATCATTTAACTCATCAAGGTTTTTAGCAGTAGGCTCAATAGATTTATAAACCTTATTCATTTTATACATTTGCTCACCCATAGTATTATATTGGTCAACAAGTGGATCGTATTGTAATTTAAGATATTCCTCAATAGCTTCTAAAACTATTTTCTCAGAAACTCTTGTAGCTCTGTCTTTACCATAAATGGAATAAGCAACCCTACTCATTCTTTCATCTTCAGGTAATCTACGAAATGGAGATTTGTAATCGTACATTCCAACAATGTACTTTATCATTTTACTTCCAAACTGCTTATGCTTATAGAGTTCCCACATTTTAGGCATTAAAGCAATAGAGTTGTCCTTGAGGAACACATTGCCATCGGTATCTATATCAATAAGCTCGTTATACATTAATACTTAAACTTTGATTTACCCTTTCTACTAACTGGCTTCATAGTACCCTTTACTTTGCTTGGGTTCTTTTTTCCTTTTTGTTTTCTCGCTAACC